GTCGAGGAAATCGTCTTTACTCCGAAGCAATCCGAATTCGCCAAGGCGGTATTTAGCGGCCAGTACACCAGGCTATTGTTCGGCGGCGCCATTCGCGGCGGCAAAACCTGGTGTATGCTGCTCTTGATACTGGCGTTGTGTCGCATCTATCGCGGCAGCCGCTGGGCTGTAGTCCGCAAAGATTTGCCGACCATCAAGCGCAATACCTTGCCATCATTCGAGCGCGTCAAGCCTGAAGGTTTCTGTGGCGAGGTCAACCGGACCGACTGGTTTGTCGATTGCAACAACGGCTCGCGCATCATTTTCTTTCCCGAAACGGCCGACCGCGACCCGGAGCGCAACCGCTGGCGCGGCCTGGAGGTCAATGGCTTCGCCTTAGAAGAGTGTAACGAAATCCAGGAGGCCAGTTTTGTCAAAGCCATCGAGCGCGCAGGGTCCTGGGTCGTCGGGCCGAAGCAACCGCCGCCGCTGATTTTGGCGACTTGCAACCCGTCGCTGTCCTGGGTCAAGCGCCGCTGGTACGACCCATGGCGCAAAGGTACCCTAAAACCGCCCTACATGTATCTACCAAGTCGGGTCGACGATAACCCGCATTTGCCGCAATCGTACCTCGACAGCCTGGAAACACTCAAAGAAACCGACGCCGCCGCCTATGACCGGTTCGTTTGCGGCAATTGGGAATCCGCCGATGAGCCTGACCAATTGATATCGTACGACTGGACCCTGGCCGCCAGGGATGTCGAGCGCCGCGAAGGCAAGCGGGTCCTAGGCGTCGATGTCGCCCGGTATGGCGACGACGACAGCGTGCTTTGCCATAAGGTCGGCAACGCCATTACCGAGCTTGAATACTTCCATGGCCTATCGCTCGAGCGGTTGGCGGCGGTTGTCCGGTCGCGCATCATTGACGGCCCTATCGATGCGCGCAACGTCCTAATCGACGCGGTCGGCCTCGGCGCTGGCGTCGTCGACATCCTGAGGTCGCAAGGCTTCAGGGTGACCGAGGTCATTAGCGGCGCCAAGGCCATCGAAACGCGAGGCGATACTTTCCGATTCAATAACCTTCGGTCCCAAATGTGGTGGACCCTGCGCGAGCAATTGCGCCTCGGTCAGCTGTGTTTCGAGATTGACGACCCAAGGCTACGGGAAGACTTGACCGCGCCTCGGTATACCGTGACAGGCGACCGGGTCGTCAAGGTCGAGTCAAAGGACGAAATCAAAAAACGTATAGGCCGGAGCACAGACGCCGCCGACGCGGTTGTGTATGCTTGTAGTCAGGGTGTACATATGGCCAAAGTCGAGCGATTCAGGAGGCTTGCATCATGGCGATAGGGCAGCAGAGTCAAATCGTAGACAGCCGCGGGCGGCATTTGCGCGTTGTCGCGCGCAGCGACGCCTACGAAAACACGCTAACCGGTCATGGTACAGACCGCGACAAAACCAGCTCGACCAGAATCAAGCCGGTTTCGCCATCGACCGACCGGCAAACCTGGGAGGATATCTATCATGGCGACGACCTCGGCGCCCGCATGGTCGATGAGCTCGTTGACGAAATGCTGCGCCGCTGGATACGCCTGAACGTGACAATGCGCGACGACGCCGACAGCCAGGAAAACGTCGAAGCCGCTAGCGAAATGATGCAAGCGCTCGATGAGCTCGATGCGCCTGAGAAGCTGAGCGAAGCGCTCACATGGGCCCAGGTTTTCGGCGGTAGCCTGATATTCATCGGCGCCGATGATGGCGGCGGCCCGGACAGCATGAGCCAGCCGCTTCGCGAAAACGCTATCCGGTCGATAAAATTTTTGGATGTGTACGACCGCTGGGATGTCGACATTGCCAGCGAATACGGTGACCCGTTGCAACCCAAGTATGGCCAGCCGGAAACCTACCGGTTGCGGAGTAGCGGCAGCGTGACAGGCGCGGCCAACATGATTGACCAGGTCGTTCACGAAACCCGTATGCTGCGGTTTGATGGCGTCAGGGTCAACAAGCGGCGCCTGCTACGCAATGGCGGTTGGCATGACCCAGCCTATGTCAGGGTCGAAAAGGTACTCCAGGATTTCGGCCTGTCCTGGTCCAGCGCCAGCCATTTGCTGGCCGACTTCGCGCCGATGGTTTTCACATCGCCAGGCCTGAGCGATACCCTGGCGCTCGATGGCGCTGGCGTGGTCATGGAACGCCTGTTGCAAATGGACTTATGCCGGTCGACCGTTCGCATGGTCCCGATTGATGAAGGCGAATCGCTCGAGCGCAAGGCGACGCCTGTCACAGGCATGCCGAACCTACTCGCGCTTTTCATCCTGCGCATGTGCGCCGCCGCCCGTATGCCAGTAACCAAACTTTTCGGCCAGTCGCCCGCGGGCCTGAACACGACCGCCGAAGGCGACCTGTCGTTTTGGTACGACCGGGTCGAGGGACGCCAAAAAACCGACCTGCGCAAGCCGCTGATGTACCTAATCAAGTTGCTCTGGTTGGCAAAGGACGGGCCGACCAACGGAGTCGAGCCGAAGTCATGGTCCATGGATTTTGAGAAACTGTGGCAACTGTCGCAGGTCGAGGAAACCCAGGCGCGCAAGACCCAAAGCGAAACCGACAACAACTATATCGATACGGGCGTTGTCACGCCTGAGGAAATCGCACAGTCGCGTTTCGGCGGCGACCGGTACAGTTTCGAAACGCAACTCGACCAGGAAATGCGCGAGGCCGAGGCCGAGGCCGAACCTGAGCCAGAACCCGAACCCGCGCCGATGATGCAACCGCTCGATGAATTTTATCGAAAGGTTGGCGCGCAGCCAGAATTGCCGCTAGACCAGCCGCCGCCGACGCCGGTACCAAGCGCTGGCGACGACAGGGCTTGACAATGTGCACCAGGACCCGCAAGCGCTTTACCGAGCCGATAGACGTACGGCTGTACTATGCCGAGGATAGGCTGGCCGAATCGCGCCGCCAACTCGACAGCGGCAAGCCGATTGTCGCGCTCTATTTCATCATGCAAGCGCTTTTGAGTCTCGAGCGCGTCAGGACAAAGATTGATGCCGACGCCCTACTATGACCACGCAGGCATTCAAATCTACCATGGCGACTGCCTGGAGGTACTCCCAACGCTGGGCCCGGTCGATTGCGTGGTTACTGACCCACCGTATGGGATGGGCTGGGATACTGATACCAGGCGTTTCAGCGGTGGCTCGGTCAAAAGCATAAGCCAGCGCGGCAAAGGCCGGCAATTGCCGATTGTAAAAGGCGACCGCCAACCTTTCGACCCGTCGCCATGGCTCGATTTTGGCCAGGTCGTCCTATTCGGCGCCAACCATTACGCCGCCCGGTTGCCGGTCGGTACGACCCTGGTTTGGATAAAGCGCCTTGACGCTGCCTTTGGCTCGTTCCTGTCTGACGCCGAGATAGCCTGGATGCGCGGCGGTCATGGTGTCTATTGCTTTCGTGATTTGAGCATGACCGCCGAAACGCTGACCCGGGCGCACCCTACACAGAAGCCATTGCCGCTGATGCGCTGGTGTCTACAGAAAACCGAAGGCCTGGTGCTTGACCCGTATATGGGCAGCGGCACAACCCTGCGCGCGGCCAAAGACCTAGGCCGCAAGGCGATAGGTATTGAGATAGAAGAGCGCTATTGTGAGATTGCGGCGAAGCGCCTGGCCCAGGAAGTCTTGCCGCTGGAGGTCGCAGCCAATGGCTAGTGTTAGCCCTATTCAATTCGCCCTGGCAGCGCGTCCCAACCGGCGCCGCCTGCGCCGACCTCGACCGCTTCGGTATCCGCTGCAAATCGAGCGCGACTATGCCGCCGAGTTGCGGGCCATTGCCGACCAGGCAATCGACGCGGTCAACCGGCGCGTATTGCCGCAACTCAACCGCTGGGCCGAGCTGGCTGGCGCCAGGACCGACCAAATCGGCGACTGGACCGATGAGCTCGATTTTGAGTTCCAGGAAATCAAGCGCGACTTCCAGCGCATCGATGGCGAGTTGCGCCAGGTCGCGGAAACGGTCGCGACCAGGACGTCGACCTATAACCGGGTCCAGGTAGGGCGCCAGATATCGGCAGTCGTCGGCGGCGATTTGCTGCCGATGACCGATGATTCAGACGCAATCAAAGGCTTCATCAATGCGAACGTCCAGGCCATCAAATCGATACCAGAGCAATACCTGGGCAAGGTCGAGCGCATCATCAATGACGGCTATCGGTCCGGCAAGCGGGCGGCCAGCCTGGCCGACGCCATCGCCGAGGTCGGCGGCGTAACCAAGCGCCGGGCGCAATTCATCGCCCGCGACCAAATCGGCAGCCTGAACGGCCAGCTGACTCGGCGCCGGCAAAAGTCTCTAGGGGTCGAGCAATATATCTGGCGAACCAGTCTGGATGAGCGCGTCAGGCACACACATGCGCAACTGGAGGGAACGCGCCACAGTTGGGACAATCCGCCAACGGTCGGCGCCCGGCAAGTGCACCCTGGCGAGGATTACAATTGTCGCTGTACGGCTGAACCAGTGATTGAGGGTGTCGAGGTCGAGGAAACCAGCGCCGCCGATGTGCCGCCACCGCTGCCGAAGCCGCGCAAGCGCCCAGGCGCCCGCATGCGCGCGCCCGCGCCCGCGCGCCCGCGCCTAGCCAAGCGCACTAGGACGCCATTAGCAAAGGCTCGGTTGGCAGTAGAAGATCCAAGGCGCCAACGGGTCCAGGCAATCCGCGACATCCCAACCAGCGCCGAGCCAGCCGTTGTTCGGATGCCCAGGACCGGTATCGAAAAGCAACTAAACGCGGCCCAGACTTTGCGCATGGAAGTCGCCCGGGTCCTGGACCAAAGCCCAGCGACTAGGGACGTTGCGACGACAGCGCAACGGCTCGACCGGTTGCTCTGGAATTGGGTTCATGGCGCCAAGCGCAAGACATCAATCGAAATGAAGCTGGCCGCCATACGCGAATTCAAGTTGCGCGGCATACCCTACAACCCCAGGGGCTTTAGCCCAGCCGAGGCCGACATCAGTCGCAGCGCCAAAGACTTGCGGGCCTTGTACAATGAGACCCAGGCCTATTTCGCTCAGCGCGGTATCAAAACGAAACGGGTTTTTCGCGGCATCAAACAGGCTGGCGGCCAGCGCGGCGCGGTTGAGTCCTGGACGACCGACCGCAAAATCGCTGAAAAATTCGCGGGCCCAAATGGGCGCGTTCTGGAGGAAATCGTACCGGTCGAGCGTATCCTGGCAGCCCAGGACGGGCCGCGCTGGCTCGATGGCATTTTCGGCGACCAAGCCGAGGTAATTGTATTATACTAAGAACAGAAAGGACTTTGGTATGATTATTGAGATAGTCAAAGACGCAAACGGTCGGGAAACCAAGCTGTACCGCCCTGAGAACGCTCAGGATGTCGCCGAGCTCGAGCGCATGGCCAAGGCTGGCGAGCTGGACGACAGCGAATCCATGGGCGACCGCGACGACGATACCGAACAGGATTTGGTTGACGCTGGCATTCTGGCGCCCGATTGACCTATAGCATCATCTCCCGTTGGCCCGACGACCGCGGTCATGCCTATTGACGAATAGGAATCAGATAGCAGGGTCAACGGGCCGCCAATCCCGATTTGTCCGGGAATAGTCCGGGATTTGTCCGGGAATAGTCCGGGATTTGTCCGGTTGCGCCAATAAATGGCGCAATATGGCGCGGTTTGTCCTGTTTTGTGCCAAAAACCGCAACCCTGCATTTTTGTTTGACATTCCCTAGCATTTGCAAAAAACATGCTCCAAAATAGTGCAAGAGGTGCACCATTATGGAGCAAGTCAGGCGTTGGGATTCAGGGACTGTCGGACAGGTTGAGCGAACCGACCAGGGTTACCTGCGCGCGCCCGCGACAATCACAAAAACTGGCGTTTTCGCCTACAAACTACCGGGCGGCAAAATTCGGCGCGAGCTCAGGCTGCCCGATGAAGTGTTTGCCGACGCCGCCATGCGGTCGTTTGGTATCGCACCGCTGACCAACGGACACCCTCCTTGTATGCTCAATGCGCGCAATACGGCCCGGTACCAGGTCGGTACTGTAGTCGAGCCAAAGCGCGATGGCGACCATGTCCAGGCCTGGGTCCAGGTAACCGACGCCGACGCCATCGAGGCCGCCGAGGCCGGGCGGCGCCAGCTCTCTTGCGGCTACACCTGCGCGCTCGAGACCAAATCAGGCGTGACCCAAGGCATCGAAGGCATCCCCGACGGCCTGCATTTCGATGCCATCCAGCGAAACATTCGCGGCAACCATGTTGCTTTGGTTGACCATGGTCGCGCTGGGTCGACTGTGCAATTGCGCCTCGACCAGGCTGATGCGTTTCAACTCGATACAGATGACCAATGGCGGTACGACCGCGACCCGAGCACTATCCAAACGCTGATATTCGACAAGGCCAAGTATACCGCCGCGAAGGCGGTCGAATGGGCCAAGGCGCATGGCTTTAAGGCCGACGCTAACCCAGGCGTCGACGAAACCGAGGAAAGCATTCGGATTCGGCAACGCGGGCCGGGCGCCTTCCAGGAGGGGTCCTTTCGCACAATCGAGCTCGCCCCAGGAATCAAGGCCGTTATCGGTCGGCCATCAAAAACCGATGAAAACGATTTGGCCGATTCGGCCTTAGGAGTCAATCACATGGAAACCAAGATCACTGTCGATGGCGTGACCTTTGAGGTCGCGCCGCAAGTGCAACAGGCCGTCGCCAAGGTACAGAGTCGAGTCGATGAGCTCGACAAGTCGCTGGCCGACCTGAAGCAAAAACTCGAAACGGAGCGCGCGCGCGCTGACGCTGCCGAGGAAAGCCTGGCAGCCGAAAAGAAGGCGCATGCCGACGCCCTGGCGCCTGACAAAATGCAGGCGGCGGTTAACGCCCGGCTGGCGCTCGAGCGCGCGGCTGGGCCGATCTTGGGTTCTGAGGTCAAGCTGGACAGCATGGCCGACGCCGATATCAAGCAAGCGGTTGTCGTCGCCCTGGCCAAAGACAA